CATCTGTGTTATGTCGCAGACATTATAGAGGTGTGCCTTCTGCCCTGCTGGTGAACCATACTTAGGTTTTAGATCGTCAATTCTACGGAACTTAAAGCCAACACAGATACCAAGGGCGGTGATATAAGGAATACTAATCCATCCCTCGTACATCTCGTGACCGTTGGCAGGGTCAACAATAGTACCTAACTGGTATCTTGCTGCGACTACCTCAGAGATTCCACGTGCGTTTAGCGCGTGAAGCGCCTCTGGACTTATTGCTTGGGCGTATCTCTGCGCCGCTTCCAGTAGCAATTTCGACTGCACGTTTGAGGCCATCTATAAACTCCATTCCTTCTAGGATACAAACTATATTTACTGCGTTGCCACCTTTGCCACAAGTAAAACAGTTATACAAGTTACTCAGCGTGCTAATTGAAGCACTTTTGTGTGTGTCATTGTGTAACACGCACCTAACCGACTGATTCCTACCTTCGCGTACCTCACCGCCATAGTGTGCAACTATTGCACTTATGGAGATTGAGTTTGCATCAATGGAATCTTTGAACCTACGGCTCTTGTTACTTCTGCTCCAGTCTTGTGCTGACACTCGCAACCTCCACATTTCTCGTGCTGGTGAATGGCTCTCTTAAAGTGGCTCAGTAGGTTTTCTGCGCCACCCTTTAGGCAAGGTTCACAAATCATCTTCTGCCACTTCTTTTAATACCTCTACAGGTACAATAATCTCTGTAGTAGTTATCTCACCTAATGGTACTGGCATTATCGCTTCTCCTTCAACCATTGCGTTAGGTTCTGAATGACCCAACTGTTTTCAATACCAGAGTTTCGACGCTTAACTATAACATAAGCTGGGGGTGTCTCCTCTAAATCCCTAGCCTTGGCATAGTTAATCGCCTCAACTTCTGCTTCTGCCCAGAACGCAGGCAACGCTAAGGTTGCACGGTTCTTGAGTTCTAAAATATAGGTCTGTCCGGCGACTACAACAACTAGATCGCCCTCATCTTTGCTACCAGCCTTGGTGAGCCGTTCGGCAGCCACACCTACGCTACGAAACCAACGCATCACGTCGGTTTCAAACTTGGAGCCGATTCTCTGATTTTTAGCCATTGTGGTCAAGTACCGCCTTGTTGACCTTGTACTCTTCTACCCCATCTGCGCCAGTTGTCAACTCAAGGATGCCTGAGTATAATAAAGCTGTAGCAAATTTAGCGAAGTCATCACGTATAATTCTTACCTCTGTTTCAAGTTTCTCAACTTTAACTTTCAATCCGTATTCACTCACATCATACTCCCTTGCTCAAGTATTCCATCTCTTCTGACCATTCTTCCGAAGTCATTTGCATCTGAAATCTGACACGCACCGTAATTTACAAACAGCGCAGCCCATACTGAGGCATCTGCTGTGTGCGGTCCAAATCTATTCTTAACTGGAGCTATTCTAAGTATTCCCTCTGCTGGATCGTAACCCATCGTCAGGATTAAAGCTGGCAACTGACTTACCTTGCCGTGAATAGCACGTCTGTGTGGTGGCATAGTCTGATTACCATACTCACTCTGCTCTGATACGTGGTGTAAAACTAGCACACAAGCCTCAGTCTTGCGTGCCATATCGTGTAATTCCATCATAATAGCACGCAGTCCAGCCCATTCATTATCTGTCTCTGCTGCAACGTTCATTAGGTTATCTATAACTATCAACTCAGGTGATATGCCATAGAGTTCAACGTAGGCTCTAATCTCCAGTTCTAAATCATCTATCGTTGGAGATGAATCAAAGACCCATTTGATATGGTTAAAATCTGTAAATAAATTATCGTAATGGTGCGAGTTTGCCGCTAAGTTAGATTCGACAAGTAATTGAGTGTGTCCGGATGTTTGAGCAATAGCCCTCATCGCCACGGTTGTGGTATCGGTATCTGCTGAAAAGAATAAGGTCGGAACCTTTGCCTTGATTGCATAAACTAATGCAAACATTGACTTACCAGCGTTCGGTGCGCCTGCCACCATACACACTTGGCCCCGTCTAAAGGTTATTTGTTTTGATTTTAAATCTTTCCACACGTCAGGTAGCGGTGTTGCTTTAGTAAGCACACCAACCCAAGCACGGGATAAATCAAGCAACCGATTCAACCTCCAAAGTAATTTTCCTTGTGGCTCTGATGGCTTGTCTCTCTCGTGGAGCCAAGCCGCCCCAGATACCGTGTACTTCTCTATTGATGCCCCATTCGGCGCACTCAGCTTTATGATTACATTGGCTACAAATAGATTTAGCGAGTCTTAATTCTTTTTGCCCGATATACCCATCTTCCTTTTCAGGATACCAAAAGTCATTACCGATACTTGCACATAATGGAGCCTCAAATTGTATAGGCTCACGCATTTAACTATCGAATCCAGACCGTATCGCACTTATCAGGTGCGCCCTTCGGTGTTGGACACATCCAGCCCTTCCAAGGACCTTTAGTGCTTGTGCCTGACTTAAATACCATTGCGCCGTGCTTGCACGGTTGACCTGAATCAAACGATTGTGATACAGGGGCCGCAAATTGTGCGGCGACTGTTGCAACGGTGGGTGTAGTAGATGATGTAACCCTTGCAGGAGATGCGCCTTGTGGGTTGGTGAATAATTCTTCCTCAGTTGATTTAATCAATGCTGAAACCATTGATATATCAGTAAGTTGTGTTTCGAGTTCTTTAATACTATCTGCATACACATTGATTAAGGTTCCATCTTTGTGCGTCTTAAAATTGACTTGATATTTAGTTCCTTCTTGACCTGCCATTTAATTTCCTCCACTTGCTTTAACTGATAGACGTTGTGTCTCTAAACCAATCTTCTTAGGAATAAACCCAAGCAGTTTCTCTACTTCATCGCTATCAACGCTAGACCTTCCGGAAATCGTTGACCAACTAATCTCGATGCCACTATTTGTAACTCCGAGCAAACCCTCAAAGCTAGCCTTGAGAGAATCCTTTTGTTTCTCTAACTCTTTAATCTTTGCGTCAAATTGTAACCACAATAGCGCGTTGCTGTCAACCTCGGGATCGGGTATAACAACATCAGTTGTTACCCCACGTTCTTTTTTTAGACCAACGCATCCCATCTCACCTGACGAGTCGTAGTATTCACAGTAGTGCTTACAGAAACTCTCATCTTTTTCAGGTGCTGGTGCTTCGGTTGCTTCGCGGACAAGTTTCAACCAATTCAATGCGGTGAGTGCTATTGACTCATCGTAGGGTTCGCTATGAACCTTCACATCATCTTCGTCACCATCTCTAGCGATTGCAACTAAGTGAACCCGATTGACTTTACCTTTACCAGACTTCTCAATTAGGTAGCCATAGACCTGCACCTGCCAGCGTTGTTGAGTTGAAGGGAAGTAGCCAAGGTTCTTAACCTTTACTGTCTTCCAATCTATAACATCGCCAGTTTCAGGTACGAATAAATCTATATGAGCTTTAAGCCCATCATACTCAACTTCGCTTTCGACTAGATACTGCTCGCTATTCGGGTCAATCTTTAGTATTGCCTCTTCAATTTTATTGTGAATAGCAGTACCCATAATCGCTGCTAGTTTTTTAAGGTTGAAGTTAGTCTGCGGTTGCTCGTTTAACTTGTACCAAACCTTACGCCGACAACCACCAATCTCTGATGGTCCAATTTGTGTTTGCAACGAGCGAGACTTGCTAGCATCATCTTGGTGCAGAACAGTTAATAGTAATTCTCTTGGATTAGTCATTACTGCTCCAATAATTTATTGAGTCCAACTTTGAATTGTCTAACCTGCTTATTAAGCCGTGTCAATTCTGCTGCTTGGTTGGCGATTTTGGCTTGGTCTTCCATATATTCATCTGTTGTCAAAGATATATATTGCCCCTCAACAGGTTTTGGTTTTGGGACTTCTGTGAATTGCGCGCGGAAAGTAACGCCCTCTTGCCACTTTCTTTCTCCTTGGCTGTCAGTCCAATAATACCTATCGTCTCCAAGAGTATGACCTGCTTCTATAATTTCACCCTTGCGTTGATACTTTGTCATCAGAACTCCATACCAAACCAAAAGCATAGGAAGTCCACGTTAAATGTGTATCTATCTACACTAAAACCGATAGCAAAGCGTTTACCGTAGCCATAATTTATCCATTTACCGAACACTTTCTTTTCGTTATACATTATTATTCTTCTTCCTTTACCTCGGTTGCGTGGAAAGATACAAGTGTATCTACACAGTTATCAACCCAATCAATGCGCTTGAAGGCGTTGTCCATAATTGATTCTGCTACTTTCTCATCTATTGCTTCAACTATCATCTTTTGTCGAACCCTGAATGTTGATATAACTTCATACTTTTTCATTTCCGTTCCCTCCATAGTAACCAAGTATCAATGGCAAGTGCCAGTACATACCCTACCACAATTCCTAGCAAAAACTCGCTCATTCTAAAACCTTTCTTGTCGGACTAACTGTATTGGCAATCCTGTATTGCTGTCAAGTACCGAAGCAATCTCAACTGCTTTCCTAGCGTGCCTTTCAGCCCAGTCAACTTGCATATCCTTCTTGTGTATCGAATATAGGTAGCCCAAGGCGAACTGACCACCTGAGCCTATCGCGTAGATGTCGTAGTTACTCTGGAAGAAACTTAGATCGCAAGCTACTCTAAATATATTTCCATTAAATGCCAGCAGATAATCAAAGCCGCCATCTTTATCAACCTTGTTCCAATCGTAACCGTTCTCGATAAAGGCGTTAATCATACTAGGGATTACTTTCTTGCCCATAAAACTAACTGGGTCCTCACCCTTGTAAACTGGCGGTTTCCAGTTGTGTGTGATTATGTCGCCAGGTCTAGTATCACCGGATATGCCAACTAGGAACTTACCTACCGAAACTATCTTCGGTGTAGTAACGGCAAGCGTTACTAAGTTATCTTCTGTAATCTGGCTATCGGCACAGAAGACTGCGTAATCAATACATTCCAGAGCTGTGATAGTTGTCATTGAATTAGGGTAGCACACCTACTGCGTGTCGGTGGCGTATGACACGACAGTAAGCTATACTTTTGGGATGCTAGAGAGACTAATAACATTATTGACAAAAGGCGAGAAACTGTCTAGGGTCTTTGGAACTGACTTACGTTCCCTTGGCCCAGTCCACGTCTGTGCCTGCGGATCGCAGGTGTTCGAGGCGCTGGTCTCCTTTGAAGACTATGAAATATGCTGGTACTTCTTGGATGGCACTTGTGTCAGCTGTGGCAACATTGTTAAACTGCCCTGTCCGGTTGATAATCCAGTTCAGTAAAAGGGCATAAAAAAAGATGCCCCGAAAGGGGCTAAATCAACTAACTATTGCGTGCTTCGCACTTAAAGCTGCCGCCGCAAATAGTATCTGTGATTTTGGTCTTTTCTACACCCAAGACATTCACGACTAATTTTACCATTTTTATTCTTTTTCTTTCTATCTATATAACCAACAATGGATAGATTGTGTTTGTTCTTACAGGTACCGTTTTCCCAGTCTCTAGGCTCTGTAATTGTATTATCGTTTTCGTGATGTCGTCTAAGATTGACTGAATTGGTTACTGCTTCAAGATGCCCTGGTTTAACACAAGCTTTGTTTTTACAAAGATGGTCAATGGTTAAGCCGTCTTCAATCTCAGAAGCAAAACGCTCGTATGACCAACGGTGTGCTCGGTATCTCTTTGAGTGAATATAGAATCTACCGTAACCCTTTGAAGTTAAAGTACCAGTCCAAAGCCAGCACTCACCTGTTTTATCTACTTTTTCAAAGAAAGCCTGTATGTCTGTTTTCACCAATCCCCCTTAAACATCACCGGAGTCCTGAGTTTAGGAATACGCCCCTAACCCCAAATTCAGAAGTTACCCCCTGAAAATGTGGCTAAAGGGATACTCACAAACCGACTCTGGATTTCTCACCGTCATCCGTCATTTGAGGTTATCCGCCCCACGCTTTCGCGTAATAGATAATAACACACGACACACTGATTTTATTCCCCACGACACGCCATATAGATCGGGAAATCTGTGCTACTATCCAGCTATGACTAAATCACAGATATTTAGAATAGAACGGCAACTGAGAGAACGGATAGCCAAAGATATTGAGGCTGGCGTGGTTAGTGATGATACTTCCGAGCATTACAAACTTGCTTTACCTATCCTACGGGCAACCTTCGCTGCTATCGCTAGGGGTGAGGTGGA